CTTATAAATAGTACTATGACATATTTTAAACAAAAACCTGGTAGTATTGAAGAAGTAATTGCTAAACAGCAATCTCAATATCAAGACCCTAATTACAAAGCAAAATTTGACGAAGCATTAAAAGATTCTATTCGTGGAATTGGTTCAATGACACCTAAAGAAAAGACAGAATTTTTTAATAAGCTAGACGCAGTTAAAAAAGAAGACGCAAAAAAAGTCCAGAAGAAAAACGTTGATAGTAAAAGAGAAGTTAAAAAAGAAGAATGGAAACCTTCTACTGGAAAACACGCTGATGAGCAATTAATGAAAGACTTTATTGACAAAGGTGGTAAAGTAGAAAAGATACCTGAAGGCAAGACTGCTTACATTGGTAATAAAATCAAACCACATCTAGCAAACGAAAGAAATTTAGAACGTCAAAAACAAATGACAGAAGAAACTATTTCTGAAAGAGGTGGAGCTAATACATCTTCAAGACAAGGTAGTTTTGCTAAAAGTAGAAAACCAAAATATAGATTTGGATATAGAGTTGCAGAAAAACAACCTAAAGGCAATGATATAGAAGAAACATTTTCTCAACAACAAATTAAACAAGCATACGGCATATTAAATGACCCTAGATACAAACAAGGTAATTATTCAGGTGCAGTTGCCGCTATTGAAAAACTTGCAAAAGGATTATCAAAACATCCAGATGTTGCAAACGCATTAAAAAGAGCAAATGAATCAGTAGAACACGATAATGCTTTTGCTATTTCAGGTGTAGAAACACAAAGACCTACAGAAGATTTACAAGAAGGCAAATGGTCAGTAGAAGGTATCACAGGATATAAAGACGTATCTGGTCAAGATAGATTTAAAATGATTATTAGTGCAACTAGTAAACAGGATGCTGAAAGAAAATGGGAAAAAGAATTAGATAAACATAGAGCAAAAAGACATATAGGACCAAGAGGTGGTGGTAGTTGTGAAGATATGGATGATATTGATATACAACCTTACACAGGAAGAGATAGTGTCGGAGATATAGAATCTTCTATGACTCATAGTTATGATCCATCTTATGGAGTTAAAAAAGAAACTATTGACGCAGGCGAAGTATCTAAAATGAAAGACAAGAAAAAAGAAGTAGATTTTAAAACTGCTAACGTATCTACTACTGAAACGATTGACGCTGGAGAAGTTTCTAAAATGGCAGATAAGAAAAAAGAAGTTAAGTTTAGTACAGCAAATGTATCTACTACAGAAGATAAAAAAGATCCAAAAAAAGAAGTTATTGGTAGTGAAAAACCAGAACCAACAGCAAATTTAGAAAACACTATTAGAAATATTTGGAATAAAGCAGCTAATGAAACAACAGAAAGAGGAGACTCGGTACTGTTGCCTACAAGAAATGAAAGTAAAATTCCACCTATTGCAAAAGATAATAAACCAGGTGTTAAAATCGCAAAGATAAGAGCGACAAGAGATAAAGAAGATGGTCCAGCAGATGGAGCTAAAGACCCTACAGCAATGGAGAAACAAATTTTAACATTGCAAGGTCAAGTTAATGTACTAAAAGCAAAATTAGAAAATGAAAAAGGTAAAGTAGTTAAACCTGTTGCAGATAAAGAAACAGGTCAAGTACCTTTAACAGTTGGACTAGCACATAAACTTTTAAAAGATAAAGCAGAAAAAGAAGAAGACAAAGAAGTTAAAAAAGAAGCAGTCAGCCCTTACAAATTAAAGTATGAAACTTTGAGAGCAAGACTTAAAGAAAAAGCTGAAAAAGAAAAACTTGCTAAGAAAAAAGATGAACCCACAAAGGGTAGAACTATGACTGGAAATCCTGCTACAAAAGTAAATACTGATCCAGAGATAAATTATAATCAATAGGAGGCAATTAGATTATGCCTCTTCCTAAACTCTATTGTGATATGGATGGCGTCTTGGCAGACTTTAAAAAAGGTGCTGAGAAAGCAACAGGAGTCCCTATCAGTCAATGGATGAACCTCACAAAAAGAGATAAGTGGAACCCAATTAGAAATGATTCTAAATTTTGGGAAACATTACCGTGGATGTCAGACGGTAAACAATTGTGGAACTATATCAAAAAGCATTCGCCAGATATTCTATCAGCATATGTAGATAAAAATGTAGACCCTAACTGTATACCAGGTAAAACTAAATGGTGTAGAAGTCAATTAGGTTTAAGTGGTAGAAGAGTTAATCTTGTAAAGAGAAGTCAGAAACAAAATTATGCTCAGACTGGTTATAGAAGTCCTGCCGTATTAATTGACGATTATAAACCTAATACAGATGGTTTTACAGCAAGAGGTGGTATTGGTATCTTTCATAGAAATACAGCAAATACTATCCGAGAGCTAAAAAAGCTAGGTTTCTAGCACACTTTCCCATTATAAATATACACATATATTAAGAATTGAGTACTTTAACAATTAAAAATTAAAGGAGAGAATAAAATGTCAAGTCATACAAATAAAGACGAAGCAGCTGGAGCACCATTATGGGCAACAGCAGCAATCAGAAAAGAATGGTCTAGTGCTAACCGTACTGACCTTTTTAATGACGCAACTGCTGACAATTTCATCACAGGTGTTACTATTGGTTTGTTTAATTACAAAGATAGTGAAGTATCAGATGGAAAAGTAGCTCACGCAGGTTGGAACCTAAAAACAACTGGTTCTGGTGGCAGAGCAGGTCGTGTTCAACAAGAAACTCTTGTTGCATTGACTAATTCAGCTGACGCTTAATAATCAATAACGTAGGGGCAATCCTCTATAGGGTTGCCCTTATAAATAATATTATGATGTAGGAATTACCTACAGTAGCATTCCCGAAAGGGTTAATAGGAGATAACAAATGGCAGATAAAAAAGTCACACAGCTTACCGATTTAGGTAACGCATTAGCGAGTGTAGACCTGTTTCACGTAATAGATGATCCATCAGGCACACCGATAAACAAGAAAGTATCAGCGGCAAATGTATTTAATAACGTACCAACGTTTTTAGGTCTTGCTCAAGCATCCCAAACATTAACAGCGACAGGTTCTGGAACGTTAGTTGCAGACGTAGAAAGTGCTGTTACAGAAGTTGAAGGAACATCTGGAACAGGTGCAGTAACTTTAGCAGATGGTGTTGATGGTCAGATTAAAATGATTATAGACACAGCAACAGCAGGTACTAACGCAATAACTATAACACCAGCAAATTTAAGAGGCGGAACAACCGTAACTTTAAATGCGCCAGGTGAAACAGTTACTTTATTATTTAAAAATTCAAATTGGAATGTAATTGGCGGAAATGGTTTCGTAGTTGCATAATATATTATAGAAGGAGATAATTATGGATATAAATTTGGAACAACTTACCTCGGAGAAACTTGGTTTACAAAAAGACTTTGACACCTTGGGTAAGAATATAAAACAAGTTGAAACTGATTTAGCACAAATGAAAGCAAATTTAAATGCAATCAATGGTGCTATTCAACAAGTAAACAAATTAATAGGAATGGCTGGCGGAGATACACCAGTTAAAAAGGAAGATGATAAAAAAGTTTAAGATTTTTTATGAAGATAAAGACTTGGACGATTTTGAGGAAGAAGTAATCGCTGACTGTCCTGAAGAGGACACAGCAAAAGAAAAGGAAAAAAAAGAAAATGAAAACGTTTAAACAACACATAACAGAAGACGGCAAGATGGTTGGAACAGCAACATCTAATGCAGTTGAAGATGGTAATTTAGGCGCTCATAACATTTCCGATCCAGAAGTATTAAATAGAGTTAATGCTTTTGTAGGTTCTATTGCAGACGTAGAATTCATTAAACCACAACAAGCGGTAGATAGTTTAAGAGAAAAACTAAACCGAATAGGTTTAACTGTTTCTCCAGTTACAATGGAAGGAACATCTGGAAAAGTTAGTGCGAAAGTTAGTCAATTTGGTGGAAGATTTGGGAAAGATACAGACGGTTCTGATTTAAATGATGATGGTATATCACACAAAAAATCTGGCGGTCTAAATTTAGAAGTTAGTTATGAAACTTTAAAGAACGGTACATCCAAGGTCTACGCTAAGTTAGTGTAGGTCAAAATGTTTGAGAAAATAACCAAAGATAATTGGTTGCTATTTGCTCAACAAAATTATAGCAATCCTACATTGGAAACCAATGTGGAGTTTTTGGAAGATATTAAAAGATTTAAATATCTTAAAAGGTTATTTCGCAAATATAAAACTACAGGTGAAGTTAAAATAAGATTAATTATTAATCACATTGTAGTATTACAAAATGTTTTTAGTGCAGATGTAGCAATAACTTTATTGTTATTTAAGATAGATAGAGAATATTGGTCAGTATTAAAAACCGTATTGAACTATCTTAACTTACTTTATCAACACGAATTAGGTGATGTTGATGAAGATGAAAAGATAAAAGAAATGTTAAAGGAACTTTAATGGCTAGTAGAGCAGTAGATATGTTAATAACTTACCGAGTAGTTAAACTATTGGTAACACCTTGGGAGAAGCAAGAAGCATTTAAACAAGGTATTATTGATAAGAAAGGTAATGTATTAAGACCTAATAAGACATTGAAAAATACTAAAGATAAAAAAGCATATACTTATTTACATAGGTTTGTGTTTAATATGAAAAGACTATTTCAAAAAGTTGGTTTAGGTAGTAAATTTGGTTCTTTTTTTGGTGCTATGGCAATGGTATTGAGAGAAGATAATAGATTAATGACACACAAAGACGCTATAGAAGCAGGTGTTGTTTCATATTTAAAAGAAACTAATCAGTATGATAATATGTTAAATGAAGTAAGAGATATACCAGACATAGATGAGGAACCAGTAATGACTTGTTTAGGTGTAGGTATCTATGAACAAAATAATAAACTAGTATCGGAGTATGAATATGCCAAAACATTATAAAGATATGATGGATGAAATCATCAACAAGATTGATGAAGATAGTAATACAATTTACAAAGTAAAAAAAGATGGTAAAATTGTATTCACAGGTAAGTATAATCAAGTTTTAACGTATCGTAAACAACACGGTGGAGAAATAGTTACAGAAGACGCACCAGCAAATGCAGTAGCACACGGTGGTGTAGATATGAATCCAACTGGTAAGAAAAGAGTTATGGGTACTTTAAAAAGAAAAGTACAAGAGAGTGATGACAACAATAATGTTGTATTGAAAGGTGTTTATAAAGTGTTAAATAAACTTGAAGAAAAGATTGATGAATTAAGTGGAGTTGTGAAAGAAGAAATTAAAATTGAAACACCTAAAAGAAAAAAGACTATTAAAGAAAAAGCAAGATTATGAAAAGTTTTAAAGAATTTATAGGTACAACAGGAGTAAGAATAGGAAACTATTCAAATGTACAACCTATAGCAAGTTTGGGTGATACACCGCCAAAGAAAAGACCTGGTGGTAAAAATGCAAGAGGTGTTGGTTTACACGCAGGTTATACTGCTCCAGTAAATCAAAGACCTTTTCTATCTGCTGATCCAAAAGTAGAACCTAAAAATAAAAAGAAAGAAAATACTATGGGTGGGATGGTTCACGTAAGAGGTGCCCAACCAACTGCTAGTATAAAAACGAAGAGGAAATAAATGGAACTATTAATAAGTTTAGCAATGAAATTTTGGATGTGGTCTATATTAATCTTGGTTGTAATAGCAGGATTTATAATCAACCTATTTGATAAAAAGAAACCTAAATGTCATAACTTTAGCTATGAAAAAATGCCAGTTATGAGACCCATTCCAATAAGAACAAAAGGCAAAGGATTTTTTAAAGGAATACTTTTATGGTTGCTCGGTGTTAGACATTGGGAAATCGCAGAAGATTTTAACTACGAAATAAATGACGTTAAGTACGTCATACCAGCAGGTTTTAAATTTGATGGTGCAAGTATACCAAAATTCTTGCATACATTTTTATCACCAGTTGGAGTGCTTTTAATGGGTGGATTGGTACACGATTATGCTTATAAGTACCAGACACTATTAAAAATAAATAAGGCAGATACCCTAGGTATTATATCTCAAAAAAGAGCAGACGAAATCTTTAGAGATATTAATATTGGAGTAAATGGTTTCTATCTTATGAACTACTTAGCATACTGGTCGTTAAGACTAGGTGGTTTTCTTGCGTGGAATAAACACAGGAAAGTTAACGCTAAGATTAAGTAAAAAAGGAGAAAAAATAATGGAGTTTATTAAAGGAAGAATTAAAGAACTAACATCTTTACACGGTGCAGTATTAATCGGTATGGGTGTTGTGGTTTTATTTTTTAGTCCCATTGCTAAAATTGCTGCTTGGGCGGCAATTGCTTACGGCGCTTGGGCAATTTTAAAGAAAGACTAAAACAATGTTTGGCACAATGAAAATGGTAATGGTTGTAATAATGATAGGCGGACTTGCTGGAGCAGGTATGTATGTTATGAAATTACGATCCGATAATGCTATTTTAAAAGCCAATCAAATTAAACTTGAAGAAGCGGTGAGTTCCCAAAAGGAACTCATTGCTAAACAGCAAGAAGATTTTAAAGAAATACTTGAAGCAAATAACAAGATGAACGAACTTGTTGCAAATTTAAAAAAAGATTTAGATGATTTAGATAAAAGATTTAACAAAGGTGGACGTGATTTTGGTAAACTTGCAATAGAAAAAACAAAAGTAATTCAAAAAATAATTAATGGCGCAAGTGATAAAGCAATTAGATGTGTTGAGATAGCAGGTGGGTCACCACTTACTGAACAAGAAATCAACGCAACAAAAAAATCAGAAATCAATAGAGAGTGTCCGTCAATAGCGAACCCAAATTATGTACCGTATAATAATTAGTATCATTGCTGTTTTAATACTTACTGGTTGTTCAATCGGTGAGAAACAACTTAAAATATTTAAGTTAGAAGAACCTAGGCAGAAGTTAGACTTACAGAAACCTACAATGCCTGAACTTGAAAAGTTAAGATGGATTATTATTACTTCTGACAATGCAGAAGAAGTATTCCAAAAGATGGAAGAACAAGGACTTGATCCAGTATTATTTGGATTAAGTGATAAAGACTTCCAATTAATTGCAAAAAACTTTGCTCAAATAAGAGCACATTTAAAACATACAAACGATTTGCTTGATAAGTATAAAGAGTACTATGAACCAAGTGATAAGAAAAAAGAAGAAAAGGAGAGTGAATAATGGCAATTGAATTTGTAAGTCATAGATTTGACACAAAATTAAAAAAAAGAATTGAAGAAAAAGTAAAAGCTAGACCTAGAATTATTAACTTGCAAGGTGATACTTCTATAGCACCTGAAGTTAAACAAAAAGAACAGAAAATTATACAGTCAGTTCAAGATAGTAAAAAACGAGAGGTATAAACAATGAAAATATTATGTATATTATATGATGATCCAAAAGACGGAATGCCAAAATCATATCCAGTCAAAGACTTACCAAAATTAGAAAAGTATCCTGATGGTATGACATTACCATCACCAAAAGCAATTGACTTTACACCTGGAGAATTATTAGGTTGTGTTTCTGGTGAATTAGGATTAAGAAAATTTTTAGAAGACGCAGGACATACTTTAGTAGTTACGTCTGATAAAGACGCTGATGGTTGTACAGCAGATAAAGAATTAGTTGACGCAGATGTAGTCATTTCACAACCGTTTTGGCCGTACTATCTAACAAGAAAAAGAATAGAGAGTGCTCCAAAATTAAAGATGGCAATTACAGCAGGGATTGGTTCTGACCACGTAGATTTACAAGCGGCTATGGATCATAAAGTTGATGTAGTTGAAGTAACTTATTGTAATAGTAGAAGTGTTGCGGAACATATAGTGATGATGATTTTATCTTTAGTAAGAGATTATCATAATCAATATAGAATAGTTAACGAAGGTGGTTGGCATATTGCAGACGCAGTTAAACGTTCTTATGATGTAGAAGGTATGCATATAGGAACAATTGCCGCTGGTAGAATTGGTTATGATATGTTAAGAAAAATGAAACCATTTGATGTACATTTACATTACTTTGATAGACATAGATTGCCAGAAGAAAAAGAAAAAGAATTAGGTTTAATCTATCACGAATCAGTAGAAGATATGGTTAAAGTTTGTGATGTAATTAATATAAGTTGTCCTTTACATCCTGAAACTGAACATATGTTTAATGATGATTTAATTAGTAAGTGTAAAAAAGGTGCTTACATAATTAATACAGCAAGAGGAAAGATTTGTGATAAGGATGCTATTGCAAGAGCATTAGAGTCAGGACAATTAAGTGGTTATGCAGGTGATGTTTGGTTTCCACAACCAGCACCTAACGACCACGTATGGAGAACAATGCCTAATCACGGTATGACACCACACACTTCAGGAACTTCTTTATCAGCACAAGCAAGATATGCTTCTGGTGTTAGAGAAATACTTGAATGCTTTTTTGATGGTTCAGAAATTAGAAATCAATATCTAATTGTTAAAGATGGAGACCTTGCAGGTATGGGTGCTCACTCTTACTCAAAAGGAACAGCAACAGGTGGTTCAGAAGAGGCGGCGAAGTTTAAGAAGTAAAATGGAAAAATGTAGAAATTGTGGTAAGGATGCCCATTGTCCTGAAAAGTATGTAGAATATACTAGTTTCAGTCCAGAGGGGAAAATTATTTGTAATAAATGTGACTGTTCCGTTTGTGAGAAACCACGACCCAATGTTAAAACAGGAGATGAAATAGTACAATAATGGATAATGAAACAATATTAATGTTAAGTAGGTTGTGGCCTATGTTTGTTGCTTTTATATTATTAATAGTAACTTTAGCACAATCACATTATAGAATAAAAGTATTGGAAGAGAAAGTTAAAGTTGCGTTTGAACTTATTAATAAGTTAACAGATAGAAAATGAACATACTTTATACCCTAGCAGGTATTGTGGCAATCTTAACTATTATTATAGTTATGAGTGTCTTTGTAATTGCTTCTATTTAATAGAAAAACAATTAACCTTTTGTTTTTTACCCTTAACAGTACAAATACCAAGTCTATAAAATTTAAATCCATTTGGTCTTGCTAATGGAACAAAGTCAATACCATCAGCAGTATTTTGAGATATTACTATTGTAGTATTAAAATCTTTACTCTTACCTTCTAATCTACTTGCCAAATTAACAGCGTCACCAATAACAGAATAATCAAAACGTTGTTCAGACCCCATATTACCTACAAGACACTCACCAGTATTGATACCTATACCAATGTTTAAAGGTGGGTCAAACTCTCCACTCTTATTCATTTCTTTAACTGTTTTTCTCATTTGGTACGCAGATAATACTGCTAGTCTTTGATGTTCTGGAGTATCAAGTGGTGCGTTCCAAAATGCCATTATACAATCACCCATATACTTATCAATAGTACCACCATTTTTTAATATAATATCAGTCATTGCAGTCAGAAATTTATTAACATACTTGGTAAGTTTTTCTGGATTACCTTTCATAGATTCCGATATAGGAGTAAAGCCACGAATATCTGAAAATAAAAACGTTAATGTTTTTCTTTCACCACCTAGTTTTAATAGTGATGGATTCTTTTGTAGTTTCTTAACCATATCTGGAGATAGATAGTGTTCAAATTGTTTTTTAATTTGTAATCTTAATTGATTTTCTTTTGAATAGTTATTGTATGTTAACTGACCCCATATAATAGAACCTATTACAAGTGGACTAAACCAATCAGTTATAATTAAATGTTGTGTCCATAGATAAGAACTTGCAAGTGTTAAATCAAATAAGTATCCAACATACCATATTGCAGACCACATCACACCACATCTAGGTATAACTATGAGAAAGAATAAAGCACCTAATATTATAAATGCTAATTCACTATGTGGTAACCAATAAGGTCTACTAATAAAATTACCTGACAATAAAGTTTCTGTACTGATTGCCATAATTTCGTGTGTGTTCTTTAAACCATTCGGAGTAGTTACAAACGTTGAACCTTTGAACGTTGTACCTATGAAAACTATTTTACCTTTTACAGACGACCAATCTTTATCAGTAAAATCTATTCTAGGAATATGATGTCTGAAATCAATCCAGATAGTATCTTTTGCTGAAGTTTTTGCATTGATAACTTTTAAGATAACATCAGGTATAGAACCATCAAGAGGTAATTTTCTTATAGTGCCATCTATATCAACTGGTACAGATACATTTCCTATTGCTAATGCTTTACGTGAAATACTTTGTAGATTTTTTACTTCATCCGTTTCAGTAAGTATGACTGGATATTTTGAAATCATTTTTAAAAATACTTCATCACCACCTAATCTATCTTTATGTGGGAAGACTACTTGAAGGACAACTAGAGCGGCACCATTTTTATATGCATTGATTATAGTACGACCAAGTAAATCTCTTTTCCACGGCCATTGTCCATTCTTTTTTAATGCTTTGTCTGAAATGTCTACTAGAACTAAACTCCTTGATTCATAATTCTTACCAAATGATTGGTAGAAATCAAAGGTGTTTAGCTTTGCTGTCTGTAGCAATACTGGATTTGATAAGTATATTCCGAGTAATATAATCAAAGTCAGATATACTGTCCACGTTTTAGTCAATTTTTTAATCATATAGTATATTTAGTACAGATATCTTATAAATATATACATCAACGAGAGAAGGAAAAATGCGTTTAATAGCCATTATTTTAACAGTATTATTGTTTATTCCTAGTGCCTATGCAAGTGAATTGGGGTTTGAATTCCACAGTCCATCATTTTCAGGTAAAGGAAAATCTTCACACTATCTAACGATAGAGAATATTGAGAAGACTAGGAAAGACGCCATAAAAGCAGCAAATAAAGCGGCAGCTGATAAAGCAACAGCAGACGCCAAGGCAACTGCTATAGCAAAATTTAAAGCAAATTTAGAGAGTAGATTTTATACTGCTCTAGCAAAACAAATTACAGACAACGTATTTGGTACTGATGGTTTACAACAAGACTCTGGTACATTTACATCACCAGTTGGTGGTGAAGTAGTAACTTGGACTACTACAACAACAGGTTCAAATGATACCGTAACCGTAGTTGTCACGGAGTCCGATGGAACTGTAACGACATTTACAATGCCTAAAGAGGACAACTCGTAATGTTTAAGTACATAGGTATATTTTTACTAACATTATTGTTAGTAGGTTGTGCAGGCAAACCAAAGTTTGATGTAAGAACACAAACAGTTGCTTATAAAGATTTAACAGTTGTACAGGCACCTAAAGGTGACCCTATTGTAATTGCTGTTTATGATTTTTTAGATATGACAGGTCAAAAGAAACCTGGAGGCAACTTTGCGTCTATGAGTACAGCAGTAACTCAAGGTTCATATCAATTGTTAATTAAAGCATTACAAGACGCAGGCGAAGGCAAATGGTTTAGAGTAGTAGAACGAGCAAGTTTGCCAAGTTTATTACAAGAAAGAAAATTAATACGTTCTACAAGACAACAAGTTAATGGAGAAGGTGCAGAACCATTACCGCCATTGTTATTTGCAGGTGCATATATAACAGGTGGTATTGTAGGGTATGATAGTGATATTAAATCAGGTGGTTTAGGTGCTAGAATATTAGGTATTCAAAGCAACAAACAATTTAGACAAGATATAGTTACTATTATATTAAGACTAGTTAATGTACAAACTGGTGAAGTAGTGATAACAACTACTGTTGAAAAGACTATTGTTTCAACTATGACTGGTGGAGATATATTTAAATACTTTGATACTGATACAATGTTATTAGAAGTTGAAGCAGGATATGCTAAAAACGAACCAGTAACTTTTGCAGTAAGAAAAGCAATAGAAAAAGGTGTAGTAGATTTAATTAATCAAGGTGCAGAAAAAGGACTATGGGAATTTGAACCAATAGTTGAAGTGCCAGAAATTAAAGACTACCTAGATGAAACTGGTACAAGTGAGATTAAAGTTGATATGGGAGAAGTAAAACCAGAGAAAACATATGAAGACTTTAAGAAAGAAAAGAAAGCTAGAAAGCTAGAAATAAAAAATTATAACAAAGCAAATGGAACAAAATTCAAAACTTGGGATGAATATCAAGCGCATTTAAAATACTTAGCGGCACAGGAAATAAAAGAAGCAGAAAAAGAAGAGCGTAAGAACGATATAAAAGAGAAAATAACAGAAGAAGAAGAGTGGAACCAAGTAGACGAAACAGTAGAGGAGAATAAGTCAGATGAAAAAGATAGTAATGGCGATAGTGATTCTTCTAGCGACAACAATTAATTGTTTCGCAGGTAATTCAGTTTGGATTCAACAAGATAATCAAGACAGCGACGGATCAATCTTTATCAAACAAGACGGTACTGGTAATACAGTAGGGTATAGTACATCTTATCCATTTAAAATCAATGGAGAGAACATCACAATTGTTATCAAACAAATTGGTAATAATAATGTATCAGATTATTCAAACCATCAACACTTTTATGGTGAGGATATGACTTTATTATATACAGCGACTGGTGATTCTAATAAATTAAGACTAGGTATAGATGATACGGATGCCACAGGTCATTATTATGACCATACTATTACAGGTAATTCAAATGTAGTAGACTATGATGTTTGGGGAGATGATTCAGAAAATTTTAATGTTGATTTAGATATTGTTGGTGACTCAAATACATTTTGGGTTCAGAATAGAGGTGATAATCACTTCTTATATGTTCTTATGAACGGTGATAGCAATACAGTAGAGTGGTATAGTACAACAGATTCAGTAGGGTTTAATACAAACTCTAACAAAGCAATTGGTCCACAAACTGCTTCACACGGATATTTTGCAGACAGTTCAGGTAGTGAAGGTGCAAGTGCAGATATTTACATAGTAGGAAATTCAAATGTAATACACACTTCATCATACGGCACAGGTAATTATCAACTACACGATTTTATAGGTAACTCAAACTTATTAGATATTCACTCTAGTTATACAAGTGCTGATACTGACCCATATGGAGACTCAGCAATTATATCTGGCGATAGTAATTGGTTGAGAACATATATATCTGGCGATAGTAATACAATAAGATTACATATGGCAGGTGGAAATAATACTGCTAAAATTTATCTTTATACAGATAGTTCAGTAATAAATTTTGCTCAGACAGGTGGTGGTAATTTTGGTTATGTAACTATAACTGGTGATTCAATTTACGATTACACATTAAACTTTTCACAAAACGGATCAGATAGTTGTACATATTCGTACAATAGAAATAATCAAACAGCAGATGTAACCGCTACTGTATCAAATGGATGTTAGTATGCGAAAGATATTTTTACTAATATCATTTCTAGTACTCTTCTGTTCTAGTGCGTTGGCTCAAACCGTTGGTACGATTATAGGACAAATGGGTACTACTTGGAATGAACGTGATGGAAAAATTGAAAATACTACAATGGGTTATGAGTTGCAGATGTGGGACTTTCTTCAAACAGGTGAAGATGGTGGTATGATATTAAAGTATGCTGATAATACTAAATTTACAATGGGTCCAGGTACAGAATTAACTATTGATGAATATTCTTTTGATACTTCTGTTATACCAATTAAACTTGCAATGAACGTATCAGTTAATGTTGGTACATTTACATACGAATCAGGTTCTATATCTAATTTAGGTGGTGAAGTTAATATAAATGCTGGTAATGCCACAATTACAGTACAAGGTACTGCTTTTTCAGGAACAGTTGATACTTCAGGCAAAGCAACAATTACTTTGTTGCCAGATAGTA